CACTCTGAAAAAAGAACTACCAGAAAAACAAAAAAGAAAGAAACATTTTTAGATAGTGAATATTGTTTATGATGTACTAGATCAAGAATCTCTTTACTGTATACAACAGACATTGTATTCTGATCGTTTTCCATGGATACATGCTCAAACAAATCAACAAGGTTTACATTCATACTACGTTCATGAATTTCGTGACGTAAATGGTATTACTTCACCTTATGATTTTTTGATTCATCCTTTACTTAATATACTACAACCAAAAGCTATCATAAGAGTAAAGGCAAACAAGTACACAAATACTCCTACCATACAAGAACACGAGTATCATCAAGATTATCCATATCAACATAAATCAGCAATATTTTATGTTAATACTAACAATGGACAAACACAATTTATTGATGGTGCATCTGTAGATAGTGTGGAAAATAGTATACTACACTTTGATTCATCTATACAACACAGATCTACTTCTGTTACAGATGAAGCACATAGGATAAACATAAACTTTAACTATTTTTAAATCAACATGGGTACTTGACGGTGCCCATTTTTAATGCTAAACTTAAAGCTAACTCGCGAAAACTATGGCGGTATCAATCATAACCCTAAAAACTGGTGATCGCATCATCACTGAGTTGAAAGAGATTTTTGATGGAGAAGGAGATGACAAAAAAGGCATCTGTCTTATGATGGAAGATCCTTACATCTTAAGTCTTGATGGTGCAACACCTCAATATCTAACTGAACAACATGGTATGGAATATCAAGTTCGTTTTAGTAAGTGGAATCCTTATTCTACTGATTGGCAATTTAAACTGCCATACGATAGTGTAATGACTATCAGTAATCCAGAACCAGGATTAGAACAAGCATGGAAACAAAAACTTACAGAAAAAAAGGAATTAGAAAATGACGGAACAGACAAAACTGCAGACTAATCATAATATTCGTATTGTGAATCTTACGACTGGTGATAACGTTCTTTGTATGTTTGGCGAAGTTCGTGGAGATGAAGATAAAGTTATTGGATATCGCATGTTATATCCATATTCATTAGGTTTAGGAAAAGAAAATGAAGATGGGACTATTCCTATTTCATATACACGTTGGTGTCCTTTCTCTCCTGTAGAAGAACATCGTCTTGGTGGAGAACATATTATTAGTGTTGTATATCCAGACAATGGTATTGTTAACAACTTTGCAAATAGACTTCGTGAACTTGGACTAAAAGACGAGCAAATTTTCTTTGAGGAATCTAATGGAGATAACAGCGAACCTGATAAAACTACAAAGTGAATGGATCGTCGCTCAGGTTGAACCAGTAGAGGGAGAAACTTTACCTGGTGATCCTGATGTTTGGCTAATTGAACCTTATGTGGTAGACTATGAAGGTCAACTCTGTCCATGGGCAGAACACTCATCTGAACGTGAGTTTAATGTCAGATCATCTGACTTACTAGTAGTGACTAATCCTAGCAAGGTAATACTTGCTCGTTATATTGAATGTCTTGAATGAAGTTTTACACTAGTGTAGAGCAAGCAGGTAATCGTCTGCTCGTACGTGGTTATGAAAATGGCAATCGTTTCAACGTCAGGGTTCCTTTTAATCCTACGTTGTTTTTGCCTACAAAAAAATATTCTGAATGGAAAACACTAGAAGGAGAATGGGTAGAACCACATAAGTTTGGTTCTATTCAAGAAGCTCGTGAGTTTATTAAACAATACAAAGAGGTTCCTGATTTTGAGATTCATGGAAACTCTCGTTTCTTATATCAATACATTGCTGAGAAACATCCTGAGTTTATAAAATTTGATAGCACCAAGATTCGTGTATTTAATATTGATATTGAAACTGCTGCTGAAAATGGATTTCCTGACGTAGAATCTGCTGATCAGGAGATCCTCGCTATCAGTATTAAGGATAGTTTCTCTGGTCGCATCACTGTGTTTGGAGCTAGAGCATATGATAACAATGATCCTCTAGTAGATTACATGCACTTTAGATCTGAAGAGAGTATGATGAATGCTTTCTTAGATTATTGGCAAGCAAATTATCCTGATGTTGTTACAGGATGGAATGTGCAGTTGTTTGATATGCCATATATCTGTAATCGTATTGAACGTATATTAGGTGAGAAGTTTGTAAAACTATTATCACCATGGAGATTGGTTTCACAACGTGAGATCTTTATCAAAGGTCGTAAACAATTTGCGGTTGATACACTTGGTATATCTACGCTAGATTATCTTGAACTCTACAAAAAATTTACTTATACTAATCAAGAGTCTTACCGACTCGATCACATATGTAATGTTGAATTAGGTGAGAAGAAACTTGATCACTCTGAGTTTGATACATTTAAAGAGTTTTATGAAAAAGACTGGCAAAAGTTTATTGATTACAACATCCATGATGTTAGACTAGTTGATAAACTAGATGACAAAATGAAACTGATTGAACTTGCATACACTATGGCATATGACGCCAAGGTTAATTATGAAGATGTATTCAGTCAGGTTCGTATGTGGGATAATTATATCTACAATGAATTAAACAAACGTAAGATTGCAATTCCTCCTAAGAAGGAGAGTGCTACTAAAACTGAAAAATATGCAGGTGCTTATGTCAAAGAACCAATTCCTGGATTCTATGATTGGGTGGTCTCTTTTGACCTTAACAGTCTGTATCCCCATCTTATTATGCAATATAATATCTCCCCAGAAACCTTACAAGACACCAGACATTCAGGTGCAACTGTTGATAAAATCCTTGAAAAGCAAGTAGAGATTGATGGTGAGTATGCTGTTTGTGCTAATGGTGCACAATATAGCAAAGATGAGCATGGGTTTCTTCCTGAGATGATGCAGAAGATGTATGACAGTCGTGTCATCTTCAAGAAGAAAATGATCAAGGCAAAGAAACAGTATGAAAAAACTCCTACTGTTGAACTGATGAAAGAGATTGCTCGCTGTAATAATATACAGATGGCAAAGAAGATCTCTCTCAACTCTGCCTATGGTGCTATTGGTAATGAACACTTCCGTTATTATCGTCTTGCAAATGCAGAAGCTATCACTTTATCTGGTCAGGTATCAATCCGTTGGATAGAGAACAAGATGAATGGTTACCTAAATAAACTGCTCAGTACAGACAAGGAGGATTACGTAATTGCATCTGACACAGATTCAATATAT